GGTTCCCCGCGCCGTCATTTTGTGCGAGTTAACTTTACAATGAATAGCAAAACAAAAAAGAAAGGGAAAAAATGAAATATCCGTGTATGCTAACAAAGAAAGTTGCAGAGCTTTGCCCTGCAAAATATAACCCAAGAAAAATCTCGGACGAGTCTTTGGGCAGACTTACAAAATCACTTGCAGAACTTGGCAATCTTCAGCCAATCACCTGGAACGCAAGAACAGGAAACATTGTCGGAGGTCACCAGAGGCTAAAATGTTATCAGGCCATGGGAAAAACAGAGGTTGAGGTTTGGGCGGTTGATTTGCCAGAAAACAAAGAAAAAGCGGCAAACATAGCCCTCAACAAATTGAGCGGAGAATTTGATTTGCCAGCCTTAAAAGACCTCCTTCAAGAAATAGATACTGGAGAAATTGATGTTGAAGTTACAGGGTTTTCGATGGATGAGCTTGCAACCATGATGTCGGCATTTAAGCCAGAGGAAATTATAAATCCAGAAAACGCAACCCCGGCGGCAGACCTACGAGAGCAATTTGAAAATTCAACAATAAGGCAAATTCTTCTTGTTTATGGAGCAGAAGAATATCCATCCGTCATAGCGGCAATGGCTGACTATGCTGAAAAAAATGGGCTTGCTAACAATACAGAAGTAGTCAACCATTTGTTAGAAGTTAATGGTTACGCAATAAACCAAAGGAAGCCAATAGAATGAAAACAATCGAAGCAAAATTTAAGAACCTAGACCTAAAAGAATACCGCAATCGTTCGGCAAAAGAGACCGACTATGAATCTCTTATTGATGAGGACGCAACAATAACCCTTAATGGGAAAAAGCTGATTGTATATATAGCCAATTTAAACAAGAGGCTTCCAAGGATGGTTGAGGCGTTGAAGAGAGTAAAATACGATACTAGCACAAGAACTAATGGCTTGGTCACAACATCAAAAATTTTTGGGTTTGCCCCAAGAAATGTAATAAGAAATCATCCGTGCCGAGCGGCAAAATTTGCCGCAGACCAGCCAGAAGAGCATAACCTTGTGGCGCAAGCCGCTTATATTGCCGAAGAGCAGTATAGGAAGCATCACCCAGAAATGGCGGAAAAGCATTTGCAGATAGCGGACAATAAGGTGAGAAAAGAATATCGAATTGGAAAAACCATGTTCACCAGTGGAATTATCAATCACAACAACCCCCTGCGCTATCATTTTGATACTGGCAATTTCGAGGGGGTAGCCTCTGCTATGTTTGCATTCAAAGACGGAATTGAGGGAGGGTATTTGGCCGTTCCAGAGCTAGGGGTCGGGTTTTCTTGTCGAGATCATTCCCTGACAATTTTTGATGGTCAGGCATTGCTTCATGGAGTAACCCCGATCAAGAAGCTAAAACCAGATGCAACCAGATTCACAGTTGTTTTTTATAGTTTAAAACAGCTTTGGAATTGCGAAACAAATGTAGATGAAATTTCAAAACTTCGTGCTCGGCGTGCTGAATATGAGTTCCGCAAGGCCGGGATAACAAAAAAAGAGGAACCAAAACATGAAATCCCCAAAGAATAGCCAGCATGGAAAGATAGAAAAACTAGCAAAAGCCCTTGGAGTTGATTCAGATGACATATTCGTTGACGAAGCGCAAAGCCATTACGGGCTTTCGGTATTCGGCTGTGGGAGGGCTGAATATGCATTCGGAGCTGATTCTGAGGCAGACGAGGCATGCCAAAATTATATTCGGGACTCAATCTGGGCATTTAAAGCAGAATTTATCCTGTCTGCGTGCGGACTTCCGTTAGCCTTAAGGAAGGCTATCGAAATTTATCAAAGAGAGGAATGTGAAAATGCAAACGAACCGCTTTTGGAGTTAGTGGAAAAAAATTGTGGCCTAGTCTTGTTTTCAGAAAAGGCAATCGAGGCAGATGGCCGTGGGCATTTTTTGGCAAGCTACGATGGCGAAGAAAATCAAGTATCTGGTTCGGATTTATATTTTTACAGGATATAGATGCAAAGATTTACTAGCCTTAAAAATATTGATGTCGGCGGTCTTTCTTTTACGATAAGAGACAAGACCTCCGACTTCAAGGCCATTAAAGAAGTCGTAATAGATAGGGCTTATCAAAGAAAAGAATTTAAGCCAGAGCCGGGAGAGTTATGGATAGACATAGGGGCCAACTGCGGAGCATTTTGTGTGTGGGCCGGAAAAATGGGCGCAATGGTCGAAGCCTTTGAGCCAGATTATGAAAACGCATCAATAGCAGAGGCAAATGTTCAACAAAATGGCTTGAATAAAAATGTTAAAGTATACCAGCTTGGATTAACCGAAGATGAAAATAAAAAAGATGCTTTTCTTTTCAGAAACACGGCAAATGGAAATCTTTGGAGAAATTCAATTTATAAAAGTTGGCGAGGGGGAGAAAAAATAAAAGTAGGATTAGTGCCAGCAAAAAATTATTGGATCGAGGGTAACTGCGTTAAGCTGGATGCCGAAGGGCTTGAAATGCCGCTTCTTGAAAAATATGCTGAAGTAAAATTAAAAAAGCTGGTTTTTGAATGGTCGTTCGATATAGATAACTCAATAATTAGATTTGAAAAAATAATATCCAGGCTAAAGACAATTTACCCAAATGTTATTTATTCTGGCTACGCGCCCGGACACAGCGTTTGGCAAGCATCGTGGTTTCCGGCGTGCAGAACAGTATGGTGTTTCTGATTAAAAATGAACCAGAAGATTTTGGCGGAAAAACTTGGGTTATCCAAGGGAAGAATCAGTGCACTAATAAAGGAGGGCATGCCAAGCAATAGTTTGGCGGCGGCTATTGAATGGAGAATAAAAAATCAAAAAAAGCCAAGCCGGAAAATGCCAATTCTTGCCGGAGATGTGGATTTTATAAAAAGTGTAGACGATCAAAAAAAACAGAATATAGACACAGCAAACGAGGAGGAGGATTCTTTAGCGAGGCTATTAAGAGCAAAAAATGCGGAAAAAATAGCCTTCGGGTTGTTAATTCAAGCAACAAAAGAAAAAAATGCCCTTGCGATGAAGAATTGTGTAATGGGGCTTGCTATGGCCCAGAAAAGAGTTCATGAGGCTCAAATCGAACACCTAAATGAAAAAGCTCGTCTTCGACAAACACTTTCGGCTGACGAAGTTCAAGAAACTTTCACGAAATACCTTGGGGGCATTCGTGCATTATTGGATGCAATGCCAGCAAGCATCTGTTCAAGGGCAAACCCAAGCGACCCAGAATGTGCAAAGCAAGCCATCGAGGACGGAGTGAATCAGATATTCCTAGCAATTCAAAAGGCAGAAGGAGCTTTCAAATGAACGACCCGCTTGTGATTTTCCTTGGCTTCTTTGCGTTGTGTTGTGTGCTTCTTTCTTTAAGTGAATGAAACGCTCCCCACTTAGAAGAAAAACCCCATTAAAAAGGGGCGTAAGGCTTCGGCCAGTTTCAAAGAAACGAGCCAAGCAGAATAAAGTTTATTCAGAAACAAGAAGGCTATATTTAGAAAAATATCCATTCTGTGATTGTTGTGGAAAGAGGGCAACACAGATTCACCACAAAAGGGGAAGGTTTCAAGACAGGCTAAACGACACAGAGCATTTTATGGCTATCTGTCATTCTTGCCATGATTGGATTCATAAAAACCCAATGGAAGCCTATGCCAAGGGCTATATGCTTTTAAGATGAATGAAAACAGAGGAACGAATCAAATCCTTGTTTGTCCCAAGGAAAAAACTTTCCATTCCAGAATGGTGCGAGGCCAATCTCACCCTCTCGGCTAGGGTTACAAACATACCCGGCCCATATTCAACAACCCTAACGCCCTATGTAAAGGAACCATTAGAGGCTTTTGGGAATGATTCAATCCGCAGGGTGACTTTGGTTTGGGGAGCGCAGACATCCAAGACAACCACGATCCTTGCTGGGTTAGCGTATCGTTTGGCGGAAAGACCTTGCCCCGCCTTGTGGGTAATGCCTAGCGAGCAACTAGCAAGGAGCTTTAGCGAAACCCGATGGCTCCCGATGGTGGATGATTGCCCTTCCTTGGCAAAGGAAAGACCGATTGATACAGACAAAATCAAAATACTAGAGCAACACTTCCAGAAAATGTCGTTATGGTTTGTTGGGTCGAATAGTCCAGCGAATCTCTCAAGCCGATCAGTCTCGCTTCTTATGCTCGATGAGGTGGACAAATTTTCCGATGGCTCATCATCGAAAGAGGCCGGAGCCTTGCAATTAGCCGAGGCCAGAGTTGCGACCTATCCAAACCACCTAATTATTTCAACTAGCACCCCCACAACCGCAGACTCAATTATATGGGCGGAATGGTTAAAGGGGGATATGCGGTTTTATTTTGTTCCTTGCCCCCATTGCGGACACAAACAAAAGCTACTCTGGGAGCAAGTAAAATGGGATCAATCGGCCAAGTTGAGCGATACAGAATGGGACTTCGGCCTTGTGAAATCATCAGCTTATTACGAATGTGCTGAATGCAAGGGGCAGATTCGGGACGGACAAAAGACAAAGATGCTTCGGGATGGGGAATGGATTGCCACAAATCCCAAAGGGGAGCCGGGGCGCAGAAGCTATCACCTTAATGGCCTCTATGCCCCTTGGGTGACTTTCGGAAGCCTAGCGGTGAAATGGCTACAAGATAAAAACGGAATCTTGGGATTGCAGGACTTCGTGAATCGAATCCTAGCAGAGCCTTGGCTCGAACATGAAACAGAGCGCATAGACATAAAGCCCGGAGCCTACAAGATGGGCGAGATTCGCATGGGCGAGTTCCCTGTAATGAGTTGCGACATCCAAGAGGCAGGGGGCTTTCATGCTTGGTCAATCGTTAGGGCTTGGGATAATGAAGGAAAATCTCGGCTTGTTTGGGCTGGAAGGCTTGAGACTTGGGGCGACATCCAAGCGAAGGCCGAGGAGTTTTCAGTTAAAGCCGCCGCTGTCTTTTGTGATTCCGGGGATCAGACTAGAGATGTTTATTTGAATTGTTGTAAGAATGGCTGGATTGCGCTTGTAGGCTCCGACAAGGCCAGCTTCTCTGAGATTGTGGGCAATGCCAAAGTTCAACGCCCATACGCCAGAATCGCCAACGGAGACCCCTTCAGCGGGAAACAAACCATGTCCAAAGATGGCTGGAAATGGAAGCTCTGCCCTGTGTGGCGTTGGTCGAACCCGGCTATCAAGGACATTTTGGCAAACTTCCTAAAAACAGAGGGCTGGGTAGCCGAGGATACTCCCCTAGTCTATTTTGAGCATATCAACGCAGAGGCCAAGGTTAGGGTGAAGAATCCCCTTACAGGCAGGGAGCGCATGGTTTGGAAGCAAGTCGGCAAAAATAATCACTTAATGGACGCAGAATGCATGAACATAGTTGGGGCGGCTTTGCATGGAAGGCTTAAAGTCACACCCGCAGATTTGGCAGAAAACATTGAAGAGTAGTCTTTGACACAACTTTTGATTTATGGCACAGGGTTCTTTTGTTGGTTTACCTGTTGCCACCCTAACTTCTCTGCGGGACAAATATGTTTCTTGTCTCGAAGCGATTGCGGTGGCCGGAGTTTCCTATTCGATTGGGGGGCGATCCTTTAGCCGAGCCAATCTTACCGAAGTTCGCAATACGCTTGAAGAACTTACCTATGCCATTAAGCTTGCCGATGGAACAAGGACGCTGACCACCTACGCTAAGTTTGGCCCATGAAAAAGACCGAATTGAATTTGATTGATAAGGCGGTTGCCTTCATCAATCCCCAGAAGGCTGTTGAGCGTCTTATTGCCAGAAAGAAGCTGACCAAGTTTGAATACGATGCGGTAAAGTACACACGGGAACGCAGGGGGCCGAGCTCTCTTTCCGGGGCTGAAGATTATCGCTCGAACTATGATCGGGTAGAACTGATGAAGAGGGCGCGGGACTTGGCCGAGAATGTCGGCCTAGTTCGCTCGCTCCTCCTTAAATTTGCTGGTCATGTGGCAGGGTCAATCAGCTATCAAGCAAGGACTCTGAACCCGCAAATCAATTCAGACATAGAGGCATATTGGGCGGAATGGTGGGATAAATGCGACATCACAGGACGGCACACGGGCTCAACCCTTATGCAAGTTGCCGTGATGTCCATGTTAAGGGATGGCGACTTTCTTTTCCTTTTGGCAAGGGACAACGACAACAACCTAAAACTTCAAGGCATCGAGGCGGATCGGTTGGGCGATCCTTACAGAACCTACACAAGCCTTGAGCTAATCGGCGGTATTCATATTGACCGCAACACGGGCGCACCCACCGCCTACGATGTGTTCAATCGTAGCATTGGGGATTATTACACCTACCAAGCCACTATTTCCGCAAGCCAAGCCTTCCACCTTTTCGACCCGCTTCGCATTGACCAATATCGCGGAATCTCGGCCTTTCACACCGCCATCAATGATGCAACAGACATTCACGAACTGACCGGGTTTGAGAAGATGAGCGCGAAGGTCGCCAGCACCCAGAGCGCAATCGTGAAGCGGAACAACAACAATGCTTCCGACCTCTCCACCCTTTCAAATGATGAGGATTTCAATGGGAACCAAATCAAGCTTGAATCCATTGAGTCTGGTAAAATTTCCTACCTTGAGCCAGGAGAGGATATTGTTTTCCCCAACGGCCCAAGCCGTCCCTCTGGTGCTTTCATGGAGTTTCATAAGGTTCTGATGCGGAACATCTGCCTTGGGCTTGGCATCCCATATTCATTTGCGGTTGACCCTTCTCAAATGTCCGGCCCAACTGCTCGCCTTGAGATGCAACAGGCAGGGCGCACCTTCCGCCGATACCAGAATCTTTTGAACGATAAGGTTCTTCGGCCAGTTAAAAACATTGTCCTTGCCGATGCGGTTGCCCGTGGGCTTATCAGCGGGAGCGAGGGAAGCAAGACGACCAAAGGCATCTTCAACTTTGGGGCAAATGTCTCCATTGATTTAGGCCGGGAATCTGCCTCCGCCATCGCAGAATTTAAAACAGGCTTGCGGACGGCTTCTGATATTTATGCAGAGCGCGGCCTAGATTTTGAAAGCAGTTTAAGGCAAAAGGCACAGGAAGCGGCCTTAATCAAAAGCCTTGCAAATGAATACGATATTCCTGCCGTGGCAATCTCCGACATAGTTGAAAGCCTTGTCTATGCCCAGCAGGCGGCGCAGAGGGCGGGACAATCCCAAGAGGGCGCAGATGCCCAGACCCAAGTTGTATCGGATATTTCTCTCAACGGAGCGCAAGTGGCCAGCCTTATCAACATCATCAATGCGGTGGCCGCTGGTGCGCTCACAAGGGATGGAGCAATTTCTGTTATTACTGCCGCCTTCCCGACAATTTCAGAGGAGCAAGCGAGGTCAATTATGGCTGGGGCAAAAGAGGGCGAAATTATCCCAACCACAAAAGAGGAAAGAATTGCTACTCAGAAAGAACAGGGGGGCGAGGAATCTTCTGGCGGAAGCCCAAAGGAGCCAGAACCAGTTAAGCCAAAAAGCGGCGATGGAACAGAGATGGAGTTTGATTGTGGAACAGGAGCCGGAGGATTCAAAGAGGGAAATACTTGTGCAATAGGCGGTGGCGGAAAAGGGGCCAGTATCGGCGGGGCCGATCAAGAGGAAAGGCGTAGAGACCGAATCGAGGGAACCGATGAGGAGGTTAAGGTTGAAAGACAAAAAACTGCAAGAATGTTTAGGTCTGCACAAAAATATAAAAATACCGCAAGCAAGTTATACAAAGAAGCAGACTCAGCAAAATCTATCGCTGATTCTGCGAAAAAGGCAAGGGAATCAATAGAGGAATATAAGTCAAAATATAAAGACAATAAATTTGATGCAGAATACGAAAAGGCCGTAAAAACAGAAGCGGAATACAGGCAAAGAGAAGTTGAAAAGACAAGGGCCGGCAATAATGAGATGGATAAATACAACGAAAGACTCAAGACCGTTGTAGGCAGAAGGGAAAAGGGATTTGAAGAAATTAAGCCTTCTTCAGAAAATTTAGAAGTTAAAAAAAAAGAATCTGAAAACCCGCTAGAGTTTCTAAATCCAGCCGACCTTAAAATGCTCATCGAGGGAATGATGGGAGGCATTGAGTTGGGCAAGTATGACGGGATTGATTTCACGCCCCCAGAAGGAGCAAGGGAAGCCGCAAAGAGGGCTTTGGATGTAAGGGAAACCAAGCCAGCCAGCCAGAGGGGGATGACACCCGTAGGCATCGCTAGGGCGAGGGACTTGATTAACGGGGTAAAGTTCTCGCCCGATACCGTCCGCAGAATGAAGGCATTTTTTGATCGACATGAAGTTGATAAAAAGGGGGCGACTTGGGATGAGCAAGGCAAGGGATGGCAAGCATGGAATGGTTGGGGTGGGGATGCTGGTTATGCGTGGGCAAGAAAAGTGGTTCGGCAGATGAACGCAAGGGATGAGGAGTTTTCAGAACTAGCAAGACCCGGCCCCAAGTCTGCGGCACAAACTCCCGCACCGCCCAAGGAACGGATTAAGGGATCAAAAGAAAACCCCGAAGGCACAGCGGCCACGCGGTCAAAGGCTGGGGATATTGAAATTTCAGAGGCCAACGAACAAGCCCTTAAAGACAAGATTGCCCAGTTCAAAAAGGATCACCCCAAGAAGAACGCCCCCAGCCTTGGGACTCTAAAGAAGGTATTCCGCAGGGGTGCTGGGGCTTATTCGACTAGCTTTAGGCCGACCATCACAGGGGGCCAGCCCAACAGCCGAAACGCTTGGGCGATGGCTAGGGTGAACAAGTTTCTCAAGATGGCTGGCGGTGGAGAGGTCAAGGAATCCTACCGCAAAGCCGATGGCGACCTTTTGACATAAGGAAAAAACCATGCCCCTACCGACCCCTAGAGCAGACGAAACCGAACAAGAATTTGTTAATCGCTTCATGGGCAACGATACAGCTGTCAGCGATTTTCCAGACGAAAAGCAAAGGGCGGCGGTGGCATATCGTACCTATCGGGATGAGGAAATGGAGGAGTTGGAGTTGGGGGGCGTTTCAATCCTTGAGGTTGGGGAGGCAAAGGGGCATGACTTATTCGTGGACAAGAAAAGCCTAGAGTCCGCCCTTGGAATTATGAAGGCCGCAAAGAATGGCGTTAAGGTAAAGATGAACCACGGAACCGGGCTGGATGCGGTTGTGGCCTTTGCTCGCAACCCTCGCATCGAGGGGGATAAACTAGTTGCCGACCTTCGCCTTCTCCGCAACTCCCCGCATTATGGCCTCATCAAAGAGATGGCCGCAGAGGCTCCCGACCAGTTCGGCGTTTCCCTAGCTTTCGTGAACGAATCCGAAACCATAGATGGCAAAGACTACATTCGCCCACAATCTATCGCTTCCGCCGACCTTGTTTCCAGCCCTGCTGCGACCAATGGACTTTTCGAGGAGATGGTTAAATTTATGCAAAAATTCGGCTACATGGCCGGAGGGAAGCCCATTCCAGTTGATCTGCCAGAAGCAGTTGAGGAGGGGGCAAATTTGACAAAGGAGAAAAAAGCAATGCAAGAGAACAAAGCCGACTATACGAAGGACATCGAAGATATTAAAGTTCGTTTGTCCAAGCTTGAGGAGTCGATGACCCCCAAGACTGAAGAGAAAAAGGCCGAAGCCCCCGAAATTAGCGTGGAAATCGAGCCGAAAGAAAAAGAAGATAACTCCGAGGAAATGGCCAAGAAGCCCCAGACCGAGGAGATGAGCGAACTGGTTAAGAAAGTTTTGACCGAGTTCGGCATCAAGCCCGTCCCGGCTTCGCCCGTGACCGAAGAGGCTCCCGCAAAGAAAGAGGAGCCGAAGAATTTTGAAGCTCTGGTGGCGGCTCACCCCGACTACGGAACTTCAAAGCTCAAGGCCATGAAGGCCGTGATGCTTTCCAACCCCAAGGAGTACGGCGAGGCTCTTGCCCGTGGTATTTCCAAACTCTAAACCAAGGATAAAATAGAATGAGCACCAATATTGACGGAAATTTTCGGACATTCAGCACTTCGTCCGCTATCTCGGCTTACCGCCTTGTTCAGCCCTCCACCGTGACGGCTGGCGGGGTTGATGTGGCCGTGACCGGGGCGACCAAGGCCATCGGAGCCACGATTGATGATGTGGCGGCCAATGGCTATGTGACCGTGAAGCTGTTCCACCCCACCTTCTTCGCAACCGTATCGGGCGTTGCGGCAGTCGGTGATGTTGTGAAATTTGATGCGGCTGGTCAAGTGACCACGCTGGCGGCCAATCTTGTGACCGCTGGCATCGCCCTTGAGGCGGCCACGGCGACTTCGGCGGTGATCGAGATTGCCGTTCCGATGTTCTAAGGATTAACCCAAACAAAGAAAGAATAAGAAAATGAGTTATATCTCTGGTGGCACAACGATTCGGGGAGACATCAATCAGGCTCTGGTTGAAGCCCCCAATGGCGATACTGGTCTGATCGGGGCTGAAATCTTCCCCCTTCTGCCCGTCCCCGCCAAAAGCGGTCAGTACCTCAAGGTTCAGTTGGCACAGGCCGACCTCCTCAACAATGATTCCAAGGCTCGCGATATTGGCTCCGGCTACGCCCGTGCCATCCGCGCCTTCGGGACTGATACCTACGACACCGTTGAGTTCGGTCTTGAGGAATTGATTGATGATAGCTTCCGCGCTGATGCTGATCGTTTCTTCGATCTAGAAGCCTCCTCGGCTCGCTTCCTCCTCCGCCAAATCAAACTTGGCCACGAGAAGCGTGTGCAGGACATTATCAATGCCAGCACGACCCCCTTCACCACCGCCGATCAGTCCGCCATCTCCGCTTATACCAATGCGAATCTGGCGAATATTGATGTGGCTGGCGATGTGGCCAATGCCCGTACCGAACTGAACAAGCTCGGTTATGAGGCCAACACGGTCATCATGTCGGCCCCTGTGTTCGAGCGTATCCGCCGGACGACCAAGCTCCAGAATCAGTTCTTCGGGGTTATCTCCGACACGGGTTCCCGCTTGCTGTCCGAGGCTGAAATCGCGGCGGCTCTGGGAGTCCAAAGGGTTCTCGTTGGTCGCGCGGCGATCAACTCCGCTAACAAAAACAAAGCCTATTCTGGTGGGTTCGTGTTCTCCAACACCTTCATCACCGTTGCCAATGTGCAGAGCGGTCAGTTCACCGCTGGCGGTATTGGGCGCACCCTCGTTTGGTCGGCTGATGCCCCCGGAGGCTTCGTCTCCGAGAGCTATCGTGATGAGGCTCGCCGGAGCAATGTGCTTCGGGTTCGTATGAATACGGCTGAAAAGCTGATTGATGCGAATGCTGGCGTGCGTATCACCACCAGCTTCAACTAAAGATTGGTTTGTGTGTTCCTCGAAAGGGGGGTTAGGGTAAAAGCCCTAGCCCCCTTTTCTTTTCTATGAATTGACATAAATCCCACCTTAAATCCTATATGCGAAATCCTCTGTCCATTTACCTTATTTGTGGCTCTAATGAAGCCGAGTATCTCCAAAGAGTTCTTAAAAGTTTCAAGCCCGTTGCGAAGGAGTTTGTTGTTTGCCTTGCTGGCGGGTCAGCTTCGACAGCCGAGGAGGAGCGGATTGCCTTGGATGCTGGGGCTAAAGTCGTTTATTACAAAAACAAAAGAACGGATTGGCCTCACATAGACGATTTTGCAACGGCCAGAAATACAGCCCTAGAGGCTTGTTC